ATATTGGACACATCCGCCCCCGACAATCCGGCCTGCGGCAGCATGGCGTTGGATTGCTGCAAAACGCCCGAAGTGGCGTTCAAATTGGACATCTGTTGGGCCTGGAGCTTCGGGAAAAGTCCCTGCAAAATCTGCTGGCGCTGAGATTCCAACCCTTGCGAGGCGGTTATCAGGTTGGCCGCGTTGGCTTGGCGTTGGGCCTTTAGCTGCACTCCAGCCGTTCCCAGCACTTGCTGGAGGATGCTAGTGCTCACACTACGGTTAGCTCCCCCGGCGTCCCCCGTGACCTGGGCGGAGCGCTGGAGCCCGGCCTGCATGAGTTCGGCCTGAAGGTCCGCCGGTAGCGTTGCCCCGGCGTTCAACTCGTTCATAGCTTCCGTGATAAGCCGCTGCTTGGCTTCCTGCATTCCCTTGACGCCCGCCAGGGCTTCCTCGGCGGTCTTGGCGGCCAGGGTATCCGAGGCGGACGTGCCAATGCCAGCCAACTGACCAGAAATCATGTTCTGCGCGGTTGTCCGTTGTGCCGCCAGGGCGGGGTCGATCTTCAACTGGAGATCGAGCCTCGCTTGGGCGCGGTCCTGGTCAGCTTTCAACGCCTGCGCGTTGACCACTGCCGGGTCCATGTTTTCCTCGGTGTATTTCTTGATCTTGTCAATCGCGTTGGACTGGTTCTTTGCCGCGCTGTTCGCGGCATCGCCCATCATCGCGGCTGAGGCCACATCGCCGGCACCACCCAAGAAACTCCCGCCCATTGATCCCATCATCGAGCCCATAATTAAGTCCTTTTCGATACCGATACCGAATAATCCGAGTAACCCAGCTTCCGGTAAATCCGGCGCATCCGCGCGGGGTCCACCAGGGGAGAAAACCCGCAAATCACCCGCTCGCAGCCGGTTGCTTTGCAGTCCTGCTCAAACTGACGCAGCAACGGCAGCCCGTTGGTCGCACTCCACCATAGGTGCTCAATACCCACCAGGATGCCCGTCATGGGCTCTGGAATGGCCAGCCCCACTAACACCCCCTGCGGGTCCAGGAGGTCGTCAAATTGACCGTAGGCGAACCCCACGGGGCTCGCAGCTACGGGCACGCAAGAAGCGATCAGCGCCTCGATAGTCACCTGTTCCGGTATCCCGTAATTGGCGATACCGAGGGGCTCCAGGTCCCGGAGGACCTGTTCTGTCTGCTTTGCGTTCAGTCGTTGGACCATTCTCTTAAAGGTCACCCGGATTAGCCGTTAGGGCGTGTAATACTTCCGGGGGGAACGCTTGATGATATACACCCCCACGGACGCGGGGATAACGGGAATTGTAATGCTCGGGGCTACCGCGGTTCCGGCCGTGTCCGTGGTTGTGGTGATCGTGTCGTTATTTGGCCCGGCGACCGTAGCGTTCTCTGAGGGGGATCGGGAAACCGTCCCGTTTCCGTAATCGTGATAAAGCCCGGCCTCACCCGTCCGAACGTGGACGGATTCATTGTGAAAATGCGCCGGTATGTATGCGGGCATTACCACCGTAGAGGCATCCGAGCCGGCCAAAGCGCCCGGGGCGAGTGTCCCCGCTACGGCACCTCGCAACGTGCGAGAATTGAAGGTCGGGTCGGCCATCCACATTGCGCCGGTCGTGTCCGTGGCGGTAGCCGGATCGTCGCCGTCCCCGCCGTCGTAAAGCCAGAGATCGGACTCCAGGCCCACCCAGATTTGCCGGATGCCACCGCCCGGCTCGCACGGATGCGGCCAGGTCCAGGCGGTCCCGTTCCAAATCAGCCAGCGAATCGCGTCCCCGTAGGCCAAGGGATCGGCGGTCGTCGGGTCCAGGGTAGTGCGCAACCAGATCGGCGGGGTGGACGAAGTCGGGATGGCGCTCCCCACCCAGAAAACGGCTCCAGCGGCCGTGTAGGAGGCGCTGATATTCTGCGGGATATAGCGCTTCGTGGTCGTGTCCCAGACATACCACTGGGTGCCGTTCTTTAACCACGGACCCACGTTGCTGGTCGGCTCCGTGTCGCCCACGAATATCAGATTCGTCCCCTGGGGGGACAGAATCCGCATCCGCTTAATCATTTCAGTGAACAAGTCATTCGGCGTTCCCTTGAACGTGGCCGGGATTGGCGAAGCTTGCAGGTATAGGTTGGTTGCGTTTAGGCTCATATTTTACGGGTCAGGATTGATGATTACGTCGAATTTCGCGACGGTGTCCCAGGGGGCACCATAATACCACTGATACTGGTAATAGCCGCCCGGAACCCCGTTTATAGTCACTGCTGACCCGCCGGGAGCGCCCAAAACCGTGCAAGAGGCAAACTTGACACTTAGTAAGATAGGATACCAGGGATCGGTAGGATTATCGAAGGTCATCCAACAGTTAAACGTCAAGCCCGAAAGCACTACCTGGTATGGGAGAGTCACGGGGCATTGTCCATAACAGTTCGGGCAGGGTTCTATGTGGACGTAATCATTAAAGTGCATGAAAGCCCGACCCCCCCGGCACGCGTTAAATGACTGTTGTACTGCGATAGTGAGACAATGCCGAACTTTGAACGTGAAGACCTTGGTATCTACACTTCCCGCTATGTCGGTAACGGCTGCGGTAATGGAATAGGTCGTGGTGTATTCCCCCACGTATGGTGGGGTTCCGGTGACCTCTCCTGAAGGAGACACACTCAGCCACGCCGGGCCGCTCACTTTAGAAAACGACGCGATACCTAAAAGGCTATAAGCGGTCAACTGGGCGGCATAGTCCGAGCAGTCGGTCCCCTCGGGGAAGGTGCCACTAAGGTCAAGGCCGGCGATAACCGAAATTTCAACCGGGATCGTGCAGGAAGCCTCGTTCGCATCGGTGACCTTTACCAGGACTTTATAGAGGCCCACGTCAACGCTACTGTCGGGGGTGCCCCATATCTTTCCTAAAGCGGTATCGAGCTTGATCCAACTGGGCCACCCGGCGTTGACTTCTTGGGGATTGCATTCACTCGCCGGAAGGTCAACGGTCTGTCCCTCCTCGAAGGTCCACGGGCCAACCCCGCCGACACCCGCTAGGGGTTGTATGAACGGTAGGTTTCGGGGGGCTTCAATCAGCCGGGGCTCAAAGCCAATGATCTGCCAGGACACCCGCGACTCTATATACCCATAACCAGCCGAAGCTACCTCTACCGTGACGGCGTAGTTACCAAACTCCGTAGCGCACCCGATAATCGGCAGAGCGTTCACATCGAAGGGTGCGTGGGCCAGTATATTTGGGGGGATTCCCTTATACAGGTCGGCATACGCGACCAACCCTGGAGGTAACCCGTTTTTGTAATCCGAGCCTTCCGGCAACTCAACCCCGTCCGGCCAGGGAATGAAGGCCCATTCATATAGGGGCTCCCCACCCGTAACGGTAATTTGCGAGTCATAGGGAACGAAACGGCACGCATACGGCTGCGGCGGGAGCATCCCCAACTCGGACTTCTTACAATCACCCACTATTCCAGACGGGCCTTCGCCGGTAAGAGACTGTAATTGATAGCACGCTACGTCGCCATATTCTCGGTCACCACAAATCTGAAAAAGGGTAGAACCAAACTCTAGTCCGTTTACGACCATTGAATCGGTAACCGGGTTCGAGGGGTTCGCTATTCCGGTTGAATTCTTATACAGATTATATACGGTATCCCCTGGTCTGAATAGAATCTGCAACAACACTATGTTACCCCCGGGGGGCACCTCTATCGGCCGGCTCGGATCAGAGACGTTCCCACGTTCATCGTCGGTCGTGTAGTAATACCAACCCTCCCGGCATAGATACGCAAAGTTCTCCTGGATACATTCCAGGATCAGGGTGTAGCCAGTTGTATCAACCTGTCTGGAAATATTCTCTAGCTTATTCCTTACCAAGGACCCATAGACATTCGTGCAACCCCCGTTCGTGCAACCCCAGGATAGGAACTGCCCATCTAGCCCGGTAAACGCAATGTTACAAGGGGGAGACGGCTCGGTGTAATCCATCATTATGCTGGAGCCGGAGCCACTAGCGCCACTGAAAAGAGCCAAGCAAATCGGGGGACTAATGTAGTCCAGCTTTACCCGGCGGAGTTGTAGCACGTCAAGGATTATATTCATGGGGTGGGCTCGAAACCTTCTCCGGTCGAGGTTATCACTGGGCGAAGCTGGAGCAGTTCATACTCCGCCATCTTGGTTGCGATAATCTCCGCTACTCGGTCGGCGGCGGCTTGGGAAATGATGCTCTGGGAGTAGCCGGCACCGACCGCAATAAAATCGTCGGCCTCCAAAGTCACGGTCTTATTTGAGGTGTAGTCCATGACGTAGCGGGCTCCAAGTTCGGCCACCACTTCCGCATAGTCGGCAGATTCCACACCTACCCCGTCGAAACGCACCGCCCGGGTCGGCAGTTCTTCCGCGCACGCGGTCGGGTCACCAGAAAAGTCTTCGGGCACCAGGAAAGCGAACGGGCGCACCCAGCGGATTGTCGCCGGCCCGTGGCCCACAATGAGCAACTGGAAGCTCCGGTCGATGTTATCCTGGTCGGACCCTTCCACTCCACAAGCGCCCTGTTCGGAATCCACTACCTGCTGGTTAGCGTCCTCCGTGCGTAGCGTGCGGGCCTGCGGCTTAAACGCATAAACGAAAGAGCTACCTTCAATTTGCTGGTCGTATTTCAGGCTGCCCCGCTCCACCGAGACCATGCGGTTCATCATTTGGCGAAAAGCGCCACGCGCTCCGCCCACATAATAGACGCCCACGTTAAGGTCTTCCTCGATCCCCGCGAAGGCGATGTCCACCCAGGCCAGCCGGCAACGGGTGCCTGGCGGCTTCTCCGTGACGGAAGCCGTGGCACCGAAATAACCGCGTGTAAACAGTCCCCAGGTAATCGGGCATCCGTCGTCCAGCCGGTCGGGCAGGAAACACTCCCACAGGCGGTTCTTGCCGTCAAAATCCACTGAAACGTGGAAGGACCGCTCCACGTTGGCTACCTGGCCACTCATCCACTCCACCGGGCGTGTTCCCAGCCAGTATCCGGCCCAGGATGGCCCGGATTCGTCCGTGAGGGTTGCCAGGCTGGCGTGGTTTAGGACCCAGGTGTGCCGGTTATAGACATCCTCCGCCGGGACCGACATCGTCAAAAACTGACCGAAAACACCGGCCGCCACTAGCGACAGGTCTTCGCTCAAGGTGGCCTTGCTCACCAGCATTTCGTTGTCCCGGGCCGGCAGCCGGGTCGTGAGTTTGCCGCCCGTCGCCGGATCATAAAAGGCGATCCCAGAGGGCGAGAACCAAATCAGTTTGCCGTAGTGCGAGGTGGTCGAGCGTGAAGATACGGAGCCAACCCCCAGGATTTCCTGTTGGAAATTGGGCGTAGTAATCCACAGAGAGCGATCCCGGATATTCGCCTGAAGGATTGAGCCATTGGAGCCCGTGAAAACCATCAACTGCGGAGATTCAGCGGACGGGGTGGTCACCATCGCGGTAACGTCGGACTTGAAAAAGAAGGAAACCTGACCGCCCAGGTAGTCAGACTCCCGAAAGCTGAAGGGGTTCGCGATGTCGCTGGCATAGACCTGGTGCCCGCTGGAAGCCCAGAGCCGGTCGCCAACCCACTGCATCGGTCCGCCGGCCGGAGTGCCATACAGTGCCCCGGAAACGTGGCCGGAGTTGGACCCATCATACCAAGCCGGCGCGGTCAACCCGCCGTCCTGGATAAACAGAACGGTCTTGGGCGTGATAACTCGAATCTTAGACGTGAAGCTCGCGTCCTCCCGCTCCGCCGATTGCACCGTCTGGGACCAAAAGACTTGCTTTGCAAAGGGGGACATTTGGACGTTGGGCAGAATCACATACTGCGTAAAGGGCCAGTTCGCAATATAGACCTTCCCGTCCACCACCACAACCGCCTGCTCTAGCCCTTCCTCCGGTCGATATAGAAAGCACCCTTGCAGGTTCCCATCCGGGAAAGTGAACAAGCACCGATAGCCGGGCCGGCACGAGAAGGTGCCGCCCACGTTGAGCATGTTGACGGCCATCCACGCGTAGCCCAACGGGATTTGCATCGGATCGGAATCCGACTTGACACCTGAAAACCAGGTGTTGTCATGGTCAATTATTCTCGTTGCGGGACTAGGTGGCATTGTGCTTTGCTCCCTTGCTTAGATTATCTTTAGCCCAAAGGGGTTGTAGGTTCGTGAAATTAAAACAAACCCGCTGCTGTTCCCGATCAGTCAAGTCAAAACTAGCGCACGGCTTTATGTGGTCTATGTGCCACTCTCCGTAATTGTCCCAAGACATCCCAGGTTGGAACTTGGCGGCTAGGAATTCCCGGAGAGACGGGATAGAACACCCAAGCAGGGCCTCCGTCTTGGATGATTTTGTCCCTCCCCGCAAAGCCCACCATACCCTGGTCGCTAGGTTCTTGCGCAGTCGCCAGTTATTATCAGTAGCCTGCTTCTCCGCGCACCAGCCCCTCAGACGCATATTCCTACGCTCTCGGTTGTCCGTTTGCCACTTCTTCGCCCGGGCGAGGGCCTCATCCCGATGCGCCACATAGTGTCTGCGTTTTATCCTGGCGGAGGCTTCGGGGTTCTCGGCAACCCAGTGCCGCATCCCCGCCAACCTGGAATCTTTATGCCGGGAGTAAGAGGCCGCATCGTTGGCTTTTTTCTTTTCCGGGTTCCGCGCGGCCCACCCGGACATATACCCTCGATGGACCGCAGCCCTCCGAGAAAGCTCCAACAGCCCCCAAACAAAGAATAAGGTTAAGGTCTTCTGATCCATGCTACTAGGTAATATAATAATCCGCCTTGTCCTTCACCGAATTCATGTCCAGAATCTGCGGGGGCATGTATGAGGGGGGCTCCGCCATCTGCTGGGCCTCAAGTTCCATGCGGGTAGCGTCGGCCTCGAAGGAATGCGCTTCCGCGATCTGGTTGTCCGCGTAATGCTTGCGGGCCTGCACGGCGAGCAGGAAACCCACCCGGCTCTTGAGCGGGACATGGTCCGAAACGGAGTTGAAGGTCGGGTTCGTTTTGCGGTAAGCAATCCGAATCCAGTTGCAGGAACGATTCAGTTGAATCCGCCGATACTCGGGCAGAGTTTCGTCCGGCTCCATTACCGTAAGCAATATCCCCGTCGAGCCAGAGTCGTCAATCGTCGAGAGTCGGATGCTACCCACCGAGGGGTCCTTGTAGATGCCCGTTATCCGCGCGATGGTTGGCGCTCCCGCCTCGGGGACGGCCAGGCCATAGATCGTCGGAATCTGGTAACCGTTCTGCCACACGCCGCCCACCTGCCGGCGTAGCACGTTTCCGTTGCTATCATACCCGTAGATGAGGACCACCTTGCCATTGTCGGCCACAGTCTGAAGGTAAGCCACAATCTTAGCCGGTTCAAGCAGGTCCCGATAGGTGCAGTGCATCTTGCCCTGGTCCGTATATTTCCACTCACAGACTGTCCGGCAGTCACCGGGTCCGTTCAAGTGAAACGAGAAAAGCTGGTTATAGCCCAGCACCGGCTGGCCGCCGATGTTCACCCCAATTACGGTCTCTACCTCGCGCGGCAGAGCAACCAAGCGCCGGCCGCAGGTCGAGGCATTGTTGCAAACGGTCGTCTCCGTGCAGGTCGAGCAGCCGGCCGTGCAGATGTCCAGGTAGCCCTTCCAGCCTTCCAGGTCTTCCTTGTTGGAGATTAGCGATACCGCGTCCGCGAGCCAGCGAAAAAGCTTAGTGTCGTCGCAGACGCCGATAATTCTGCGGGCCTCATCATGGATGTCTGCAACGCGAAACATAATTAGTAGTCTTCCTCCATCTGCTTCTCGGAAGCCAGGCGATCCAAAGCATCCCCAGCACTCTCGGTCTCGCTCAACTTATTGAGGCGCTGCTGGAGCTTATACTGGCGCTTCTCACTGTCATCTGCAAATTGGACCAGCATGTTAATCGTGGCTTGACTGCACTCCGCGTCTTTCACCAAGCCCTCGATTTCCTCGCAGATGTCCTTCTCGCACTTCAGCAACTTAGCCAGGTAGTCCTGGCTGCTGCTGCCCGCGCGCATGGACTGAAGCTCTTTGTCAGCGGCCTCGGAAATCTGCCAGAGGTCCGGCGACTTGCCGAGGCCAATCATCCGCTCCACGAGATCGTCATAGACGCCTTCATAGGTGCCGTATAGCTCACCCAGGAAGGCGTGGTCCTCAAAGAAGCAACACCCGGCCACCCGGTTGTGCCCAATGTGGGCAAACAACTGCATCGCGCGAAAGTCAACGGCTAATGTTTCTAGGGGGTTCATAAAATTAGGCTAGGATTGCTGCTCCAAAATCTGAAATCTTGAAAGTAATGGCAGACTGGAGACACATAAAAACGTGCGAGAAATATCCGTAGGTAGCTTCGTTGATGCCGGAAGCCGCGATGGTGCTGCCAGTGCAAAAAGCGTGGTTGGTCAGGGTGGGAACAGGCTGCCCCAGCAGAAAATTAAAACTAGCGCTAGTCTGGTCCGCACAGGTGGCGCTGGTGTTACGGAAGTATTTAATTGACCAGTTCGGGGAGCCTTTAGTTATGTCCACGAGAAGCAGCGTCCTAAGAGAGTCTCCCGCCCCAAAATAGGGGGACCCGTCTTCCAGATCGCTAGCGCTAACGCTGGTCAGGGCCCCATTGCGCCAGACTTCACCTGCGGCATAGTTGTGGAGATACCGAGTCGCGCTGGTGGACCTGGCCCAGGTCGTGGAATTGCCGGTGACTTGGACTTGTATCGCATGGACTGGGTTTCCTGCGGCCATGCCATTAAAGGACGCCCCCGCAGCCAGTCCTATGCGAAGCACCGCCGGGGTCACGTTGGCTCCGGTATCAGACGAACAATACCGAACCCCAATACGAGCTTTGATCCATGTGTGTGAATCCAACGCAGAGAAGGCCCGGCCGAAATACTGAGTGTTCCCCAGCAATATCCGGTTGTCTCCGCCGATTGTGCTAATCGTTACAGCCATAGTCTAGTTCGCCGCGTAGGCCCCGCCCCACTGGCCCGTTCCGCCGTTTAGTGCGTTTACCGCCGCCGTGTCAGAATAACTCTCCATAGAGTCGCTGGCCAGTAAACCAAGCCCCCCACCTAACGCGGTTCGCAACGCCGCAACCAAGGTATATAGCGCCGAGCTTTCCGCTGTGGATAGCCCAGCGTGAACCGCCACAAAGCTCAACCGGTTGCCCGAATACCGGCCAGCATAGGGGGCTCCCACGTTATTAAAATTGAAGCAATATAGAGACCGTGGCGGGACGGTTTCCGCTGCCATATTACTGGTGTTAGTCGCGAATAGCTGGGCGTGGGGAATAATCGGGGAGGCCACGTAAAGTCGGTTATCTGTATTAGATACCCGGTTACCTGAATAGAACCCGACTCCAGGACCCGCTCCAGTAATCCTGCCCACCCCTGCGGCACCATAGGTAGCGTCATAAAGAACCGTGAAGGCCCCGATATTTGGATATAGGACAACCAGCCCATTCGTATAAGCAACGTCTGCGCTGACGGTAGTGGCCCCGATGTCTGCCCCCTGTGCGGCACCACACGCAGAGACATATACGGACAACCCAAGACTAGCGTAGGTCGCTTGTCCGGTTAAAACAAACCCCGTGTCAAGATACTTGGTTGAGCCATTTCCAACCAAACCGTCTATGGTAATATCCGCCGCCAAGAAATTGTAGTTGGTCCACGGACTACTACCAACCCCCTGAACAAGGGGCGTAAGTGCCGCTATAAGATTGTCCGGGACAAAACAGTTGACCATCAACATCTTAGCGGATAGCCCGGCGGACACCAATCCCGTGTAAAATACGTCAAGCGCCGTTACTGTAGCTGCCGCTGGCGCTGCACCCCCATTAACAACCACCCGGGCGGCCCACAACTCCACCTGAGTAGCGGCCCGGGTAGTGAAGGACCACGTATCCCCAGTGGTGACTCCATCCCCGACAGGATTCACTGGGTCTATTCGCCAGCTATAGGCCGTCAATAGCGAAAGGGTCCCGGGGACATAAGACAGCCCGGCCTGATTACCAACAAAAGCCCCGTTGAAATAGACGTTGTAGCTTAGAGTGTTCGCGCCCGCTGACCAGATTAGTGTGGGGGTTATACTAATCCCAGTGCCCGCGTTCGTTGGGCTTACCAGAGTTGCCTTGCCTGGATAGGTTGGAACATGCGCTGACCCGGTAGTGAAACTCCAAGTAGTCCCAACAGTGGTTCCATCTATATTCACCGGGTCGATCCGCCAGGTGTAGTTAGTAAAGGCAGAAAGCGCCCCCGCGTTGTAGCTGGTGCCCGCCTGGTTGCCCTGGAAAACGCCGTTCAGGTAAACGTCGTAACTCAACGCGCCGCCGCCATCGGCCCATTGCAGAGTGGTAGCCAGGATACCGGACACTCCGGTTGCGCCGTTGGCCGGGCTCACGGCTACCGCCTTATTAGGCGAGGTCGGGGCCATACGATTGGCCGTAGAAAAAGTCCACTGATTACCAAAGGTGATCCCGCAATCGTTTAGCGCGTCGATCCGCCACAGGTAAGTTGAGTTGGTTTGAAGGCCAACCGTAGCAAATGAAGTCCCGGTTTGGAAGCCTTGGAAAAGGTCGTTAAACCAAACCGTGTAACCAGTCGCTCCGGCGGCGGACCAGTTCAGGGTCAGCCCCAGGGGGAACCGATTACTAGCGCCTTGAGCCGGGCTTAGGGCAACCGGCATAAGCGGGCGGGCGCACGGGGTCGTGGGCGGG